CGAGGTCAGCAACGACAAACATGTTGAGATTATTAAATTTGATAGAACCCGTTCAGACCATGCTCTTAGCAGGCGATATAGATATGGGCCATGCAAGGGCATTGCTCGCTTTAGATGGCGCAGCACAAATTCAAATTGCAAATCTAGCGGTAGCACATCGTTGGTCTGTTCGTGAAACTGAAAAAAAAGTTAACCAATACAAAACAGGTGATCACGAACGAACTGATTTGTGTTTCCAACCACCACCGCGTGTGGCTGACCTTCTAATATTGCATCGGCAAGGGTTTCAACCATCCATGTAGTACTTCCGGATTGACGCTCGTAATTCAATGCCCCATAATCATATTCCATTAGACCTGCTCCAGTTTAACCGCCTCTATTGTGTTTTTTATAACCCATCCGAAGTCGTTCAGGATGTTTGTTCCATATTCGATGAACTGGACTACCTCCTTGGTCTGTTCTATCTTGCGGTTAAGTGCTACCATTTTCTCGTTTGTTTCGTTTATTTCATCTTCAAGTTTTTTGTTTATTGATGATCTACGTGCCGGATCTCGATTAGCCACATCGAGATATTTTTTCATGGCTATCGATTTGACATCCTTCATTCTTTTTAGTTGCTCCCGCTCCTTGAATAGATACATCAACCATTTACTACGGATAGCGGAAACAGACAACGCCTTTTCACGGATGTTGTAGATGGTTACGGTTAGGTCTGAACTCAATTCCTCATAATACTCGTTTATGTGGGTGTTCTTCAGTTCCACCTCAGCTTTCAGTTTTTTACCTGTATCCATGTGGTATATTATACCGATTTAATGTTTGGTATAAACAACAAATATATTGGCATGATAATTGCTTTGATATATTTAACAATAATACATATAACTATAATATATATATCTTGGTCAGTCTGCGGACTGACCAATTATATTATACCCAGAAATCCGATTTTTATAAACATTTATTTTCATAAATCTTCTCATTTCATGAGTGTTTATATTTTTTATAAATAGATATGACTATTTTATGATATAGCTCTAACAAGGAGAGATGGAACATGAGAATTATACAACACCCAGATGTTGAAGTTAATGAAATCGATTTAAGCCAGTACAACCCTGCAATAGCAGGGACTACATCATTAATTATCGGCTTTGCCGATAAGGGTGAAGATTATTTACCTCTTGAATTTACAAGTAGAAATTCATGGTTGCAATATTACGGAAAGCCAACCAACGAGGCTGAACGGTACCTGTATGCTGGTGCTACGGAATCAATAAGCCAGAATGGTCGTACAATTGTTGCGAAACTACCGTATTCGAACGCTGTAAGCGGTCAATACAATGCCCAAACATTCGATGTTGCAACTTCATCAGTTGCTCTTCCATCAGGTGCCGTGGATTCGGCATATGCAAACTATACAGTATCATCAACCGTTGCGATAACCAGCGATGGTAGTTCGGTGGTTACCATCGGTGAACTCGATTCATACCGCACTGGTTCAAGTATGGTTCCGGTCAACAAGTTCGAAGTTGTCGATATAACCAGACAAACCCTTGGAAAAGACAACCAGAGCAACGAAGTTGTTGGAACTTATGTTGTAATCAATACCGCATACAATGCACTTCCAGTTCAGGATATGCTTGAGGATTCATCCAGCATAACAGACTGGTATTCGGTTTCGTCCGCACAGACATCAGCCGACGTTTCGGTAACGGATGTGGTATCCCCATACTTCACCTCATCGATTACAGGGGATTCATTGTCAAAAACAACTGCTGGGTTGTTCCCGTCCATATCGTTGACCGACACGGGTGATCTGGATTACGAATATCTGCATCAGATAAGCGTTTCCGTTGTACAAATGTATGTCGATTCAAACAACAACAACAAGATAAATACATCGATCATCGAGACATTCGTTGGGTCGCTCAACCGTTCGGCAATCAACCCGAATACGGGAGAGTCGATATTCATCCAGACAATCGTGAACAACAATTCCCGATACATCAACCTGTTCTCGAATGTTACCACACTTCCAACGTCAACGAGCATATACAAGGCATCTGCGGTTATAGCCGAGGTATTCGGGTTCACCGAAGCACAGATGGCTAAAACGATAACCGTTACCGGAATAACAACCGGAATGGACGTGATATTCTCGAAGTTGGACAACACCGAAGCAACCGAAATAGATCAGGTTGTGGATGGTGGACTTACATCGATTGCACAATACTTGAATTCAACAGGTGATGATTCGGTATATGATCCGTCATCCACATCCGCGTCCGCATGGACGATAACGGATCGGGATTCACTATCGTACTGGAGAAGCGTTGCTGGAAAGTTCATAACCTTCTGTCAGAACACACGACGTGACTGCATGGTAATACTTGACGCTCCTAGAAATCTAGCATTGACTGGTGAACAACCAATCGTTAGAACATCGGCACCAACGAATTCAGTTGACGTCGACGTGCTTCCAAAGCTTAAATACATGACGGGGCTAAACTCGTCGTATGCATCGTTGTATTCGGTGTGGTTCCGAAAACTTGACGATTTCTCCGGATTGAACTTCTGGTGCCCACCGTCGATAATCGCAAACGGGATCTACATCTACAACGACCGTGTTTCGAACTACTGGAACGCTCCAGCCGGATATAACCGTGGTATCGTGTACAACACGAATGCCATATCGTTCAACCCGAACGGAAAGCAACAGGATTCCATATTCACCAAGGGATTCAACTATGCGATAAACACGCCATTCGATGGAACCATACTTAGCGGTGACAAGACCCTTCAAACAAAACCATCGGCATTCGACAGCATAAATGTCCGTCGCATGTTCTTGAGGCTCGAACGGGCAACGGCACGTGCTTCGAAATACTACCTGTATGAAGGAAACAACCAGTTCACTCGTCAGCGGTTTGTGGATCAGATAACACCATTGTTCTCCGATGTTCAGATCAGGGGTGGTATCGACACATTCAGAATAGTGTGTGACACGAGCAACAACACGGCAGAGGTAATCGACCGGAACGAGATGATATGTTCAATACTTATCAAGCCAGTCAAGGCTATCCGGTACATTATACTTAATTTTGTTGCGACATCCCAAGGTGTTAAACTGGAAGAAGTTATAATATAATAGGAAATCAAGGAGAAAAACATGGCAAAGACGCTACAGGATTTTTTAAACATCGTCCAGAAAAAAGGTGTTAGAAAACAAAACCAGTTCCAACTGGAGATAATCACCGGATTCAGTGATGTCGATGATGCATTGAAAGACGTTACGATATGGGCAAGCTCGATGGAGGTTCCGGGCCGTCAACAGGAATATGTTGATATGCCGTATCAGGGATACCCGTTGAAGATTGCAGGAAAGTTCACAATGACTCAGGAGCATCCGTTCTCTATCCGAACCGACGCTTCCGGAGATATACGCAAGGCATTCCTTAAATGGATGTCGTATGTAACCAATCCAGCCATCGGGGAAGGCTCCAACATGGGTGGAGACAAGCGGATACCAGCGGGTTCGTACTTGCGGATGAAAATGCTTGGTGAGGATATGGATACCGTCGTTGAGACATACAAGCTCGTGGGGGTCGGATGTGCCGACGTCGGTACGCTAGCCATGTCAAACGAGACCGCAGACCTTGCAACATTCGACGTGTCAATCGTATCCCAGTTTTGGGAACTTGAAGACAACACCGGAGAATTCCCAGACCTGTTCTAATATTGGAGATTTACATGAAGATTATTGATAAGATTATACAATTCAATGAAAAAGTCAAGGAAGAGATATCCAGCATAGAGGATATGATCACGGAGGAAACAACCACGATGAAGCTGTTGCATCTCGTTGGTAAAAAGGCTGACTTGATCGACAAGAAGGATAAGACCGTTGTTAGCAAATCGAAGGTTGTACACGACAAGGAGAACGGTGTGTTCAAGGTTGGTGACAAATACGAATTCGGGATAGCCGACGTAAACCGGATCGATGGTGACAAGATATATCTCGAAACCGAGGACGAAGTAAACGAAGACGATGACAAGACCATGTTCGGTACAACAATGCCGGAAATGGATAAGAAATCCGAAATATCTTTCACACTTCCGTCAAGTATGCACAACCAGTTGATACAGAAAATCATGGGGATAATAGGGTTTAAAGAGGGCGACGAGTTCCAGATATCGAACCGTGATGAAAACCAGATATCCATGGTTATGAAACTTAATGACGCTGAAATAGTGAAAAATCTCATGGGTGCCCAATTTTCGGTAAAAGTTGACGGCGATGCCCGTGGAAAAATATACATGACCGACCCGAAATCAACATTCGACATATCGGCATATGCGGACGCCGAGAACTATGAACCAGTATCCGATTCGCTGGTTGTTGGTAAAACCAAATCAATAGTCGAAGCGATTGGCAACATGGACAAGAAGATCATCGACTGGATCGACAAGAACAATGTAGTGGTTGTCGACAAGAAGTTTACCGACAAGGCGAAGAAATCTGGAAAGCTAACATACGATGAGTACGTTGAGCTTGCCAAATGGCTGAAGAGCCAGAATGTAGTGGTGGTTGACAAGAAGTTTACCGACAAGGTCATTCAGGCGATAGACGGCAGTGCATACGAATCCATCATAAAAAAAAAGTAGTTCGTGACGGCGAAGAGGTGACAAAGTACGTCACCGACAGGGATGGATACAAGGTTGTCCACAAAGATGGAAAACCAGTCGAGGTCAAGATGACGCCGGATGAGATCCGAAAAAGGAACCTTGGGGCAAAACACGCCCAATCAACGAAGACCGATCTACAGCGGGAGAAAGCCAAGAAGAAACGGGATGCATCAATAAAAAATTAAAGGATACCATCAATGAACACACTAAAAAATATATATGAGGAATCTCGTTCAAACACGGAGACGGTTGAGCTTTTAAATTTAATGAAAGACCTAGAATCTATTAGAAAAAAGCTAATCCCGACAAGTGATGCTGGAATACTGCTGGCTATTTTCAGGGATATAACCCAAGGACTTGCACGTGGTCGTGATATAACAAGGCATATTAAAGAAATTTCTTCAGAATTCGTTAAATAAATACAATAATAATACCAATGAATACACTAAAAAATATATATGAACAGAAAATCAACGAATGGAGTGGTGGTGCCGAATATAAGACATGGGCAAGACATCCAAACGATGGGGAAACCGCCGATTTGAATAACGTCGGGGAATGGGCATGGTATTATCTAGGATATATAACAGACGGGGATTTTTCTATGTGGCATGGGAACCTAGATGACCGTACACGTGATAAAACGTTAACTGATGAAGAGCGTGAAACTGCGAAAGTCGGTACTAAACTTATGGCAGAGTATCGAGCAGACCTACAATAACTAAGTGAACGGTATAAGAAAAAATTCAAGGACGCATCTAAAAAATGATTGGAATCCCTGTCAATCCATATTGGATGTAGTGAATAGGATACAATGGCTGGATTTGACATAACCAATTTTGGAAAGAACGATGTTGGAACTCTTGTTTCAAAAACGGTAGAGGATTCGTCCCTAGCCACTTTGTTGAACATATCCGGATCATCTTCGAACCTGCGACAATTCTACAATAGGTTTGGGGTAAATGCAACATATTACGCAAACAAGTCGATATTCAAACTAGCACAGCATTATTATTTCAATGTGCTGTTCGATTTCGAACCGTCCATGAGCAAGGTTAAAAAAATATTGGTGAACAGTCTTGCGGGGGCATCGGAAAACGATCTACAATATCTGGTTCAGGAAATATCGATACCAAACATAAAGACGCATAGGGACGGGGAAACCCACATAACAGAGGCGGGGATTAGTTCACCAGCGGGGTTGGTTGTTGTTCCGGAGGAAAATCAATTCACAATATCGTATTTGAATACTGAAATGTCGGTTCATGAACATGCGATGTACTACTGGTTGAAGGAAAGCACCGACAATAAATGGTCGTATCACGACCGACCGTTCACCACATGCACGGTGACGGTCAGGATGACCGACCACAAGACCGGAGAGGACATATATGGATACAGGTTCCATGGAGTATATCCGGACAGCATCGAAACAACAAGCCCGAAACAGACGGCAGACACCCCACTGACACGGGATGTTGTATATAATTTCGACATAATGACGGTAATACCTTCGTCCAAAATCACGTCAAGCGTTTTGGATGACGCATAT